CTGGAAACCATTTGATTACGACCCCGCAACGGGCGTTAGGACGTGGTTTTCGTCCGACGAAGAGAATGGGGGGCAATGGCATTTCAAGCGCGAGCAGGATGTCGCCCCCATTCTTGACCGAAACAAGGAAGCCCAGGCCGAGACTTGGGACAAGCGGTCGGAAATGTGGCACGCTGCCCATATCCCGACGTTGGTGATGTACGAATGGGCCACCAAACACGGGGTGGAATTCTGGAACCCGGCGCACAAAGATGGCGTAAAGCGGTTGCTTAATCACCCGGATTACAGGTATTTACGGGTGCGCGAGTTTATTATCTGAAGGGGCTGCGAGATGGCGACAGGGATTGGCATATTCACCAAGTTCTTGCCGTGGCTCACGGATGGACAGCAGGTAGCACCTCAAGTCGACCAGCGCGGACGATTAATCGTCAGCAGCGGCGATGACAGCGTGCTTTTCACCACTGTTGTCGATCTCGACACCAACGGCGGCATTGTGCCCACCTATCGCGGTGTGACGAACACCTATGACGCCAGCGGAAACCTGCAAACACAGACCGTCAAGAACGGAGGGACGTGGGTGAGGACGCTGACCTATACCAACGGTGAGGTCGCGTCCGACAGCGGATGGGTGAAGCAATGACCGATAGCCTGATCCAGCCGTTCCGGCGCAACCTCAACCTGCGGCCGGTCATCGGCAACGTCGGGTTGACGGCGCAGCCCGTCGCCATCACGCCGATGACGGGTCAAGGCGTGACCAGCTTTATCGTGCAGAACCCCAATCCGTTTCATTTCTGGTTCGCGGGCTGGCGCGGAGCCGCGACAGACATGCCCAACATCAAGGAAAATGGGCACTATCTACACCCTGGCGAAAAATATCTAGGCCGCACGCAGATGCCGCAATGGGTTGCGGCTGTGGCGGACGATGAACCGGGCTTCCCGATCTTCACGGCTGACGGCAAATGGGCTTATGAGGGCAAGCGAACGCGGTTCATCCTCATCTATGGTAGTGGGAACTAAGCGTGGGCACGAAGGTCCCAGGATACCCGCTCAAGGGCAGCATGGGCGATGCCGGCGCACAAGGCCCGGCGGGACCGATGGGTTTGCAAGGGCCAAAAGGCGACACGGGGCCGGCAGGGCCGCAGGGCGCAACGGGGCCGCAAGGGCCTAAAGGAGACACGGGCGCTAAAGGGGATGTCGGCGCGCAAGGCGTGGCCGGTGCGACTGGTGCCACCGGTCCGAAAGGTGACACTGGCGCGACAGGTGCGCAAGGGCCGCAGGGTGTAAAAGGCGACACCGGCGCTACGGGTGCTACGGGCGCGGCTGGCCCCAAGGGTGACACCGGCGCTATCGGCCCCAAGGGCGATATAGGTTTCACCGGCACGACGGGCGCGACCGGAGCCAAGGGCGATACGGGCGCACAGGGGCCGCAGGGCGTTCAGGGCGCTACTGGACCACAAGGCGCGCCAGGTGTTGCCGGCTCAAATGCCACCGCCACGCCCCTGGCTTCTAATGCCGCTACGGCATTGGGGGCAAACGCGCTTACTGGCACGTCCAGCGCGGCGGCACGTGAAGATCACGTTCATCCGTTGCCTAGTGGGCGGCTAGCGTTGCTTGGCACCGTCACCGTCACCGAAACGCTGTTGGTGTCGCTCGCACTTGGCATGAAGCGCATGGCCCTGACGCTGGCGGGCGTTGCTACGACTGATCGTCTGGTATTTGTGCCCACTGGCGTGCCCACTGCTGGTTGCGAGGCAGTTAATGTCTATGCCAGCGCCACCAATCAGGTGACGGTCGCGTATTTCGTGCCGGCGCTAGGAGTTGGTGCTACCTATAGCATCCCCGTTGCGGTATTTAGGATCACATAATGTCCATTGCCATTCCGACATACGCTCCCGGCTCCATCACCAGCTATTCCGAGCTGGTGACCGAGATCCGCGACATGATGGACGATGCGGACTACAGCCAAGAGGCGATAGACCGCGCGCTGCGAAAGGCGGAAGCGGAGTTCAACCGCTCGCTGCGCACGCCGGACATGGAAACGCGCGCGGTCTTTACGATCACGGATGAATTGACCGCGCTGCCGGCGGACTTTCTGGAAATGCGGTTCATTTTCGTCGAGGGGATGCCGGACCAGCCGCTGGCCAGCATGTCGCCAGCCGGAATGTTGTCGACCTATTACGGTCGTGCCGGGTGCCCGGTGGCGTACACGATCGAGGGCAATAACCTGCGGGTGGGGCCGGTCGGCACGGCGGCAGTCGAGATGGTCTATTACCAGCGTATTGCCAGCCTGACGGACGCGCAGGTGTCCAACTGGTTGCTGCGCAAGCATCCAGACCTGTATGTCGCGGGGGTGATGTACCATTTGGCGCGGCGCGAGCGGGATGCAGAGGGTGCGGCACAGGCTGCATCCGAGGTGCAGGCGTTGACGGCGACGATCCAGAGTGCCGCCAAGTCGGCGCGGTGGGGTGCGGCTCCCCTGACGCCGCGTGGGGTGCAGCAGGTTTCGCGGCGGGTGAGGATCTGACGTGGCCGCTAAGCGCCTCCTTTACCCCGCCTATCTCCCCGACCAGCTTCCGCGTGGCGTACTTACGGCCGCCATCAACGTGCTCCCGGCGCAGGACGGGTATCGGCCGGTCAAGTCGCTGACTTCGATCAGCGACCCGTTGCCGGCGACGTTCAAGGGCGGCGGAGCCTTCATTTCCAGCGGCGGCACGACATATCTGATCGCCGGCACTGCCAACGGGCTGGCGCGCTACAATGGCGGGGCGTGGGCGGATTTGTTCGTAGGCATGTCCATTCCCAACCGCTGGAAGTTCACGCAGTTCGGTGACTTCGTGGTGGCGGTCAACGAAGTAGACACCAAGCAGGTGGACCTCAACGCCGGCACCGCAAGCGACCTGACCGATTGCCCGACCGCCAATGACGTGGCGGTGGTTGGGGACTATGTGGTCATTACGCAGTCGGGCGGAAACAAGTTGCTGGTGCAGTGGTCGGCGTTCAACGACCACACCAAATGGACGCCGGCTGTCGATCAGGCGGGGTTTCAACCCATGCTGACCGGAGGCGAGCTTCAGGGCATTGCTGGCGGCGAATACGGCGTGATCCTCCAACGGTTCCGCTTGGTGCGGATGGAGCGGACGGGCGATGCCACAGCGCCATTCTCGTTCTCGGAAATCACGCCCAATTTCGGCTGCGCCGCGCCCGGGAGCATTGCCCAAGCGGGCCGGACGGTATTCTTCCTGTCGGACCGGGGTTTCATGGCGCTGGAAGACGGGCAGTCGCTGCGGCCGGTTGGCAACGAGAAGTTTGACCAAGCCTTTCGTGACAGCGTGACGCCGGATGACTATGACCGGATGTGGTCGGCAATAGATCCGAAGCGCTCGCTGGTGTTCTGGGGGGTGCCCGGCACGCCTGGCAGGATTTGGGTCTATAATTGGGTCATCGATCGCGCCAGCACGATCGAAATTCCATTCCTAGGGATATTCGCAGGCTACGAAAGCAGCCTGTCGCTGGAGGCGGTGGCGACGGAATATCCCAATCTCGACACGATGCCATATCCGCTGGATGACCCGCGTTTCCAAGGCGGTGATCCGCGCTTGTATCTGGTGGATCGGTCGAGCCGAATTGGGGCTTTGGCAGGGCCGCCGCTGGAAGCCACGCTGTCGATGGGCTGGCAGGCGTTGGCGGACCCGCTGGTGGCGCGGGTGCGGGCGGTCACGCCGATGTCGGACGCGGCAACGGGCATCACCGTCACGATTGATGCCCGCCAGCAGATGGGTGGCCCGCTGGGGCTGGTGACGGAGGGCGGTATGCAGCCGAGCGGCCGGCTTCCGATCCGTGCGCGTGGCAAGTACATGGCGATCACGACCAAGATTGCGGCGGGCACACGCTGGTCCTACGCACAAGGGCTCGATGTCGAGTATGACACCGGGGGGCGTCGGTGAACCGCCCTGTCCCCGTCGACGCCAAGCGCACGGACTGGCCCCGTCTGGTAGCCAATGCTATCAATGAGCTGCAACAGCCGCGCGCAGGCGAAGTGCGCTATATGGACGATGGACTGAAATATTGGGATGGGGCCGAATGGCAGCCGGTGCCGTGATGTACCCACCGCAGCATTGGGCAGCGTATTCGGCGCGGCGTACCGAGATTGAACCGCTGTTGGACCCGCGCTGCTACACCATCGATTGGTTGGACGTGCAAATCCTGAATGATGCGGCACGGGTGTTCGCGTCTGCGGAGGCTGTGATAGTCGTTACGCTCAAGCAATATCCTGCGGGTGCGGTCGAATTGCATGGGCTGGTGGCCGCCGGTGAACTTGCCGCGATCCTGTTACTTATAGACGAAGCGGAAGAATGGGCGCGGGCCGGGGGCGTGACGTTTGCTTCCATTGCCTCGCGTGAAGGATGGGGACGGGTGTTGAAAAATCGCGGTTATAGGTTATACCAAAGCGAACTGCGGAAGGATTTGTAACGTGGGGCTTTCTTCCTCAAAGACCAAGTCGAGTAGCGCCCCTGTTTATTCGGCGCAGATCGAAGGCGCGGCTGGCAACATCAACAGCGCCTATTCCGCGCAGGCTCCGAAGATTTCCGCAATTACCGATCAGCTTGGCGGCTTGGTGCCGGGGCTGGTCGAGCAATACCAGCAGGGCGATCCTGGCGTGAAGGCGGCGCAGGGATACAATACCGATGTGTTGTCGGGTAAGTACCTGTCCGGCGGCAATCCCTACCTTCAGCAGCAGGTGGACACCACCAATGCCAGCGTGCGCAATGGCGCGGCAGCCTCGCTGGGTACACGGGGGCTGACCGGTGGGTCTGCATTCAGCGATATCATCAGTCGCAACCTGGCGCAGAACGAGTCGACGTTGCGCTACAACGATTACAACAATGAGCGCACCCGCATGGGTCAAGCCGCATCCGCCGCACCTGGCCTGTCGGCTGCTGGATACCTGCCGCTGACTGCCATCCAGGACATCTTGCAGGCACAGCAAGCCCCAGTGCAATCGGCGGTGGGCGCGGGGTCGGGAATTGGCGGCTTGCTTGGCCAGTATACCAATACGACCCAGAAATCGTCGCCGTCGCTTGGGGCGATCCTGGCGCAGATTGCGGGCAATGCGGCGCAGGCTTATGCTGGAGGTGCGGGCTGATGGCGATGTTTTCGAAGGGGCGGGGATTGTTCGGTGCACCGATGGCTGGGCAATACCAGACGCCGGGTTATGGCAGCGCTTCCCCCGACGCAGCCCCGATCCAGCAGGCAGCGACCGTGCCGACATACAAGAAGCCATCGACTGCCAATCTCATCATTGGCACGATCGGCGATACGCTGTCGCAGATTGGTGGCGGGCAGGGGCATTATCTGGAAGGGCTGCAACAGCGGCAGTCGCTGGCGATGCAATCAGCGGAGGCGCAGCGGGCAGAGGCCGCCAAGTTCGGGCAGTTCCAGCGGGAATGGGACTACAAGCGCGAGAACCCGCAGGCCCCCGATGATGCCTTCACGCGCGCCTTAACTGCCGGAGGCGTCCAGCCGGGTTCGCCGGAATGGGTGATGGCGCACCGTCAGCGTGCTGCAACCCTTGCGGCTCCCGCCCCCAATTTCGTCAGCGACGGTGCGGGCGGTGGCCGATGGGTCACGCCGCCGGCGGCTTCGCTTTTGCCATCTGGCGGTGGCCCTACGGCCCCTGTCGGCCGGCTCACCCCCTTGGGCGCGGGAGGTGCCACCCCGCAAGGGGCGCGCACCTTTCCAGTCCGCTGACATCCTGCCGCATCTTATCCAGCAGGAAAGCGGCGGCCGGGCGGGTGTGTCCGGCCCACAGACTCAGTACGGTCAGGCGCAGGGCATGACACAGGTGCTGCCCGCGACGGCGCAAGGCGTGGCGAAGCGGCTAGGCGTGCCGTGGCGCCCGGATCTCATGTCCGGCAAGACCGAGGCCGCCGCGAATTATCAACGCGCGATTGGACAAGGCTATCTGGAAGAGGCGCTGGGCAAGACCGGCAATGTCAGCGACGCGCTGAAATACTATCACGGCGGCCCCAATCGTCGGTTATGGGGGCCTAAGACCAACGCGTATTCGGCCGGCATTCTTCGCCGCTTGGGGGTATAATGGCACAGCAGCAGGCACGGGACGAAGCGGGCAATATCTGGTACATCGACGATGCCGGCAATCCGATCGGGCTGGCGCAAGCCGCGCCGCAGGGCGGTGCGTCGGTCGTGGCGTCCAACCCAGTGCAGGCGCAGAAGCAAGGTGCGGACCTGACGGGTGCCAATCTCGGTAATCAAAAAACGGCACAGCAGATTGCGCTAGAAGCTGCCAAGGTGCCGTTTGCACCGCGACAGGCGGCGGCCGAGACGACCAAGGCTGAAACCGAAGCACAGACTGCCGCACTGACTTTGCAGAAGGCGCAGCGCGAAGCGGCTTTGCCTGTGTCGGGTCAGGTGGGCCGACAGAACCTCCAGCGCGCTATTGATGATATCCGCGCTGCCTATACGGCGGGACCGGGCCGGACATCCGGTGTTGCGGGTCTGGCGGATTATCTGCCCACCACCGCTAACCAGCGGTTCGACGCGGCCGGCAACTCGGTCCGAGGTTTCGTGGGTCCGGCGCTTGGGCTGACCGGTGGCCAGCTCAACACCGAGAAGGAAGCACAGCGGGCGGTCGGTCCGTATATCCCCCAGGCCGGCGACCGCGATGCCGTGATTGAAGACAAGATCCGCCGCCTTCAGGGTCTGGCGGATGCCATGGGCGGTGGCCGCCAGTCGGCACAGCAGCGCCAGCAGCAGCAGACCCTTGCATCCGGCGGGGGCAGCAACACCAATCCGCCGCCCCCCGGCGGTTCTGGCCCTGCCGGCTATGACGTGGCGGGTGTGGAAGGAGGCGTCGGCGGCGGCGGCGGTGGCAGCACGTTTGCCAGTGCAGCCGGCGTGGCCATGGCGCAGCGTTTGAAGGCGGCGTACAATCGCGGTGCCAATGTCCAGCAGCTCAACAAGCTGTTGCAGGATAATGGTTTCCAGCCTTTGACCGATGCGGCCTCGATCGCCGCTATCCAGAAGCGCGGGCCGATCAGCTTTGCGCCGCCGCAGGCAGATGATACGCGAGGCGCGTTTGGGCGTGCCATCGGTGCAGTCGCGGATACCGGGCTGGGGGCTTATGCCATTTCGGCAGGTGACGCGCTGACGGCGGGCACGCTCGACAACATCGCGGGCGGACAGGCAAAGCTGGCACAGGAATATGCCGCACAGAAGTTTCCGACCGCTTCGCTATTGGGCACGGTGACGGGCGGCGCGCTGGCGGCGGGTGGTGCTGAGCTGGGTTTGGCGCGTGCGGGATTGTCGGCGGGTCGGGCGGCACTAGCTGGTGACGCTCTGTATGGCGGCGCTTACGGCGCGGGCTCTGCCGATGGTGAGGGCGACAGCCGGTTGCTTGGTGGTGCCGTGGGTGCGGCTGGTGGCGCCTTGGGCGGTGTCGCCGGCCGTGCGGCTGCCGGTGGTATCGGCGGGGCGCTGACGGGGGTGCAGGACACCAGCGTTAGAGCCTTGCGTGATCGTGGGGTGCCGTTGACCGCAGGGCAGGCTCTTAGCCAAACCGGCACGTTTGGGCGCGCTGCCCAAGCGCTTGAGAATGCCACCACTGGCATTCCTGGCGTTGGCGCAGTTACGCGAGGCCGTTATACGCAGGGGTTTGAGGGCCTGAACCGGGCGGCTTTTGACGAAGGCCTGCAAGACATTGGTGCCAGCACCAATGGCGTCATCCGCGAACAGGGTGTCGACATTGCACGTCAGGCCCGTTCCCAGGCTTACGGCGATGCGCTTGACCCTGTTCAGGTGCAGGCGGACGCTCCTTTTGTGCAAAACATGGGTGCGGCAATCCAGGCAGGACGTGCGCTCCCTGACCCAATGAGTGGCAATCTCGACTATACTCTGCCTACCCGCGTCGGCAATTCTTTCGACGCGAACGGCGGGCTGTCCGGGCGCGACTTCCAGCAGTCCATTCGTGGCCTTCGCCGGGATGCTAAAGCTGTTGAAAACCTGCCCTACGGCTATGATTTTGGGCAGGTTACGCGGCAGGCAGAAGGTGCGCTGGAAGGATTGCTGGAGCGACAAGCGCCAGGCGCTTTGCCCGCATACAACGCCGCCAATGCCGCCAATCGAAAAGTCGAAATCCTTCGTGATGCGGTCAACCGCGCGCGCAGCGGTACGACAACGGGTGATCCTGGCGTGTTCTCTGCCGCGCAACTTTCCGACGCTGCCGCTGCCAATTCACGCAAGTTTGGTGGCACGCAGGGTACAACGCAACAGCCCTTCTACGACCTGACGCGGGCCGCGCAACGAGTGCTGCCTAGCAAGGTAGCCGACAGCGGCACGGCAACTCGCGCGGCGGTTACTGCGGGCCTTGGCGTAGGCGGAGGTGCCAGCGCGGGTTATTATGGCGGGGGTGACGGAGAGTCGGCCGGCTATGGCGCGGGTGGCGCGCTTGCCTTGGGCGCTCTGCTGGCGGCTGGCGGGTCGCGTCCCGCGCAACAGCTTCTAGTTCGGGGCCTGCTCGATCGTCCGCAGGTGGCTCTCCAATTGGGCCGTGGGATACAAAACCGGGCGCGCCTTGGCGGTATCTTTGGCGCTCCGCTGCTCGCGGGTGCTGCTCCTATGCTTGCGCAATGACCATTGATGGAGGCCTTCTAGAATGAAGGCTTTCAGGGTAATACCGATAACAATGCCAAGCATGGCGATAGAATAACACAAATACGGAGTGCCGCAAATGCCTAGCGCAAACGAGTTTTCCATTGTGCCGGCCGAGAATGTGACGATTGGCGGAACCGATGTTGGGGAAAATTGCTCCCCAGGCGGCATCAATGACGCAATTCGGTATATTGCCGCTGTGGTTCGCGATACCGCCAATAAGGTGCCGAGCGCAGGAAATGCGCTACCATTAGAGGGCGGCACCGTGACCGGCGACATTTACCGCCAGAACCGTGGCGCGTATCTCTATCACGCTGGGGCGGGCCAGAATAACGCGCCTGTTTCCTTCTTACCCGAAGGCTCATCCCGACCCGCCGCTCTGGAAGGCGCGGTCGTCTTCTATTATAGCTGACGGTCATGGACGCATTTATCTCAGGCGCGTGGCGCACCGCGAAACGGGCCGAGGTGTACATCAGCGGCGGTTGGCGCAAGATCACGCGAGCGGAAGCATTCATCAATGGCGCATGGCGATCCGTTTTGTCTTTCGCCCCGCCGATGACGGTATCTGTGTCGCCTTCATTCGCCAATGGCGTACAGACGCCATCTCGCCCACAAAATGCGACAATCACCAGTAATTCGGTGCAGGCCACCCCTTCTGGAGGCACTCCGCCTTATCGGTATTCATGGATAATTACGGCCGGCGACGGCTACTCCACGGCTCCCAACAATGCCCTGACTGCCTTTGCCGCCACGCTTTCCAGCGATGAAGAAACGCAAGGTGGAGCAACGGTCACTTGCACGGACGCCATGGGCGTGACGGCAACTGGACAATGTAGCTACTATCTGTACAACCGATCCATCAAATAGGGCGGGCGCGATGCATCATTATTTCGAGGCCATCACGAACACTAGCGGGGATAGCCTGGTCGGCTATTTCGGCCGTGTCATAAACCGCACTAACAACAACACCGTCACGCTGGCGTCGGACGACAACGGCACACCCATCGTTGTGGTGTCCGGCATTGAAAACATGGCCAAGACGGATAATTTCGGCAATCTGGATTTTTACGTCGAGCCTGGCACGTATGATCTGGAAATCTATGCGCCCAATGCCACTAGCCTGATCATGCGCGTCCCTAATGTCGCCATGGACAGCGGCAAGGGCGAAAAGGGCGACGAAGGAGAGCCCGGCCCTCCTGGGGCGGCGGATAACACTTATACGACGTTCGCGTCCCTGATCGCATCTGATCCGGCGCGCAAGTCCGCGCGATTGGTGCCGGAGCCGGGCGAGACAGAGCCAGCCGGCAACTTCAATTATATTGGCGGGATATGGGTCCGTCAGCAGGACGACGGGCTGACGTTCCAGCAGGCTGGCGCGGGCGCAGTTACCCGCACAACCCGTGACAAAGCCCGCGAGCGCGTCAGCGTCCCCGACTACCGTCAGCAAGGTGACGTAGACGACACGGCCGCCTTTAAGCGCGCGCGCGATTATTGCCAGCAGACGGGTAAGACGCTCTGGGTGCCGGCTGGCTCGTACACGATCAGCGACACCATCACGGTATCTGGCTCCTTTGACGTGCGCGGTGAAGGCGCGGAGCGGGCATTGATCACGATGGTGTCGGCGACCGCCAAGCCGATGTTCGACGTGGCCCCGCCTAATAACGTCGTCGTGCTGGGCATGTGGTTTTCCGGGCTACAGCTCCGGTGCAGCGGCGGCTCGGCTGTCTGTGACGGCGTGATCGTCCGCAGCGCGCCGGTCAATTCCACTATCCGCCAGTGCCAGTTCGACAATCTCTGGATCCGCGATTGTCGGCGCGGCTTCTCGCTGCAAGGCGTGATCTATCGCAATTTTATCACCAATATCACGGTGCAGGGGACTACGGACCACGGCTTCTACTGCGACGCCGGTTTCGTAGACGTGACGTACAACACCTTCGCGCAGTTGGAGGTGACGAACGTCGCAGACGGCGCGCATGCCTATTATCTGCACAGCAACAACAGCCTTTTCGATATGCTGACCAGCGACGGCGTGGCCTATTTCTCGTCCCCGGGCGGTGTGCTGCGCAACTACAAGCTGGAGACAATCCAGGCGAACAACTTTCCGGTCAGCGTTGGCCCGGCCTGCGTTATGCTCAATCAGATGCAGATCGTGGATGCGGCGTCGTGCATCGGCGTGTCACCCAGCAAGCGATCCTATTTCCTGCGCATTGTCGGGACGAGCACGTCTATTCGAGGCACCCGATTTACCTCGCCCCAGCCGATCAATCCGTACTTTTTTGAGGATGGCTCTGGCGGCACGGTCGATGGCACGTACATGGAAGGCACGCGCGGCACCGACAAGCGCTTTGTTGAGGACGCGCACACCGACGAGATCTTGAACCGGTGGCTGTTCTCTGCGTGCGATGACATCACCAAACGGTCGGCGCGTCGCCAGCAGGGCACATGGACGCCGAATTTCTCGGGCGAGTGGACGACGCCTCCGTCAGGCGTGGCCGGCACTTGGCGGCGATCCGGTGACAAGGTGCTGTACATCGCGACGGGCACCGGTGGCGTCTGCACTGCGGGCGCTGCGATCGGCGGCCTTCCCCAGATGGACGGCGCGCCGATGCACAACACGCGCGGCAATGGCCAGCTCGTGTCCCCGACACAGGCGTCACCCTGCCTAATCACCGCGCCTTCTGAGACGACGCTGCGGTCCTTCCGGGCGCTCAACATCCCCGCCGCAGATGAATGGACCCTCGTAGTGGAGGCAGGCGCATGAATATCGGCGATCGTGTTAACACCCCTGCCGGACCTGGGTCTGTGGTAGGCTGGTACAACAAGGGCACCCGGCAGCGCATCAGCGTCCGCCTTGACGGGCTTGATGGCGCTGGACAGCCCCGCATCGAGACGTTCGATGCTGGCGAGGTCGCGACCGCATGATCCCCTTTCCCATTCAAGAATGCGTGCTGGCGCTACCCAGCGAAGGAGAAAAGCAAGTGACGAAGGGCCACGGGCACGATAAGCCCAAGAAGCATGACGAAGACTGCACGCCGATTGAGGACGGTGGTTTCACCACGCAGGATGATAGCGGCGGTGGTAGCAACACCAACCCGCCTCCGCCGAAGGAGCCGGACCCGGAATAATGTGTAAGCTGGTCACCTTTGGCCTGCTGTGCGTCGCTGCCCTTGTGGTGGCGGCGCATTCGCGTGAGGATCATGCGTTTGCCAAGGTGGCCGGCTGGACGGTGTTGGGCAATTGGGCATTGTTCGTGATGCCGTGGGTCTACAATCCACTATCCATAGCGCATTTGCTGAAGATCGCGGGGCTGCCGGTTGTCCACGAAGATGCGTGGGCGCTGACGGATTTAGCATCGATCTTTATCATAGGATATGCAGGGCGGCACGTCTGGTGGTCACCCATCATCTGGTCGCTGCATATGTCCATGTTGGCTATGCTTTCCGTTGCTTGGGCTAACAGCTTGGAATATATACAGTATAGCGCAGTCCTGGACGCTTGTTTGATCGTGCAGCTTGCGGTGTTGTTCCTTGTAGGGGGTGAAGGCTGTGCCGATCGTTTGTCTAGTTTGTGGTGCCGGCTTCGTTTATTTTATGTGGGCATGGCAGCCCGCCGCGATGCGTTTCTGGAGAAAGAAGCGTGATGGATGACAACGAGCGCCGGATAATTATGATCGTCGCATCTGCTGCCGCTGGCTCTCTGGCATCCATCTGGTTTCGTCCGTGGCGCACAATGCCTCTTATCGACATTATATTCGCTTTCGTGGTGGGCTTTAGCTTCGCTATCTTCGTTGTCCCCTGGGTGGTGGCGGATTTGATGAGTGTTGACACCGGCCCCCTGCGCGTCGCCTGCGGCACCACCTTCTTAGGGGCTGCGTTCGGCATCCCGCTTATGCCGCTGATCCAGCGCAAAGTAGAGTCGGTTTTTCGGCTCCGGAAGGATGGCGACGAATGATTTGGGATATTTTCAATTCGTTCGGCCGGCTGATTGTCACGGTTATTGCAACCGTCATTGTCACAGCTCTTAGGGAAGAGCTTAATGGCGCTGAGAGGGCCGGGCTAGGCCTAGCGGGGTCTGGCTCGTTTTTAACCATAGGCGTAATCTGGGAAGGTCACGATAGTCCGTTTGACGGATGGGCAACTTCGCTTCTGACATATGGCTTGTCGCTCTTCCTGATTGGGTACGGACATCGCAAATATAAGCACTGGCGCGCCAATATGCGCCAGATTGCGGCGTCACGGCAGCATCTGGCACAAAGGGGTAAGCTATGACCCGCACCGACCTTTTCGACGCCATCCGTCCCTTTGCCCCTGAGCGTCGGTTCTTGCCTAGTCATGTCCAGGTTATCGATGCTCTGGCGGACGCGTTCGGTTTGCCGCGTATTGAACCAGTCCCCGTCCCTGCGTCTGGTGCGTCCATTCCGGATAGCTATTGGCCTATGCTAGAGAAAATCGAGAGCAACGGCAATCTGATGGCCAAGGCTCCTACGTCCAGTGGTTCGGGGCTTTACCAGTTTCTCAAGGCGACGTGGATTGGCGAAGGCGGTCAGTGGGGCGCTGATATGTCCAAGCCGTTTGGGGGGCTGTCACCTACTAGGGATGAGCAAACCGCCCGCGCCAAGACGTTTACGCAAAAGAACGCTGTAGCACTTCTGCGGGCCGGCATTTCGATCAACAAGGCCACGTTGTACGCCGCGCATTTCTTCGGTGCTGGCATGGCGGCGAAGGTCATCGGCGCAGATGTCAATGCGCGAGCGGATCTTATCGCTGGCGAGGCCGCAACCAAGGCAAACCCCTCCATCTTGCGCGGCAAGACGGTAGGCCAGTTCCTGTCGTGGCTGCACGGCAAGACGGGAGATTGGGCGCGATGACTGTCCAGCTAACCCGCGCTCAGCTTATCGCCTTCATGGCCCTTATTGTGGCCGTCGTGATGGTGACGCTTGCTCCAGTCGTAGTCACTGGCATCATGGGGAAAGTTGTCCCTGACAGCCTCGTCGCGGTATCGGACAAGTGCATTACAGGACTGATTGGTGTATTGGGGACGCTAGTAGGCGTAATGTGGCAATCTAGACCGAAATCGGGGGAGCCGGCGGGGACACTTGCCGATCCTGTCAACACAAAGGAAGTGGCATCATGAACATCGGCAAGCTACTCAACGCCGCCATCAAGGCCATCAAGGCCAACCCTTCGCTGGTGGTCAGCGCCGTCACCGCCATCGCGCCCGTCGTGAAGGCCATCAAGACCGAAGCCAAGAAGCCGGGGGCCTGACATGAGCGACTTGACCGACATCTTAAATGCGATGGGCGGTTATCAAACGCCAACGCAGCAAGAGAAAGATGCTGTAGACGCATTAGTAGCTACGCGAGGAGGTCGACAAAAGACAGGCAGCACGCCTAGCCCAACACCTAGTCCTACCCCTACGCCAACTCCTTCTGACGTAACCATAGACCCAGTGGTTAGTCAGTCTGGCCAAAACTATACGTTTACGGCCCGCCGTTCAGGCGACACATCAATGGCAGCTATGCGCACAATGCAAGTCGGCTCCAGCAGTAACTATCCGCCTGGATCGCTGTCGAGCGACTGGATTGGCGGAGTATTCCCCACCGCTACCGCCGCCTTTTCTGCTGGTTCGCCCACCGCCTCTTTCACGATCACCGCGCCTGTCGCGGCACAGCCGGAGTAATTTTAGATGGCAAACAATCTCACCGGTACTTCGCCAGTTTATGGGACCGGAAAGTTCGGGCAATGCGCCGTCTTGGACGGCACCGCCAACACGGTGCTGCGCTCAACCGGCAAGGTCCCGGGCAGCGGCACGTACACCGTTGACTTGTGGGTGTACAAGACGGCGAAGCCATCTCAGATCAAGGTCGTTATCAGCCAACAGGGCGCGTTTTACATCGGCGTCCAGACGTCTGGTTTCGTCAGCTTGACCTATGGCACGGGAAGTGGTGAGAAAACCATAATCAGTTCCGTCAATGTCTGTGACGGTGCGTGGCATTTTGTACAAGCAGTTGTTGGAGATTCGTGTTCGCTTTGGTGCGATGGCGCGCAAGTAGCCACCGGTACGGTTTCGGATACCACCGCTCTAGCTGATAGAACCGCCAACCCGATCGTAGTCGGCACGTTCGCAAACATCGGTGCCTTTCTCTATGACGGCTCGGTCGACGATATCGCTGTTTGGTCGGGAACCGCACCTACAGCCGTACCAACCTCCGCACGGTCGGGTACGGCCAATAATCTGGTGTACCTGTGGCCTCTGGATGGCAACGGCAATGACATCACGGGTACCACGTCCACGCCGACGCCTAGCCCTACGCCTACTCCGACCCCCACGCCGACGCCCACGCCCACCCCTGCGCCAAGCGGCAAGGCTATCGCGCCAAACGACGCGACGATCGTCTATTCACCTGGGAATTGGACCGGCGCGACCTCGACGTCGAACACCTCGATCAACGCGGGCGCATATTCGCGTGTGATGTTCTCTGGTTCGACCTGCGTGCTCAACTTCAACGTGAGCAATGCACAGGCTCCGCTCTCGCAAATTGCCTATCGCGTCGACGGCAAGGCCTGGATCGCAGCACCTATCGCTTCAACTATCACGGTCACTATGCCGTCAGATACAACGTCGGCTCCTTTCCATTCGCTGGAATGGATCGTGAAGTCGACCAGCGAGACGATTACTCGGTGGAGTAGCGCGTCCGCTACGGCGGTAGTTTTCACTGGCCTAACCATTGACAGCTCCGCCACCGTTCGCCGGCCCCGCGAGTATCCGTATTCCATCATGGTGTTCGGTGACAGCATCACGGAAGGTGTCCGGACCACCAACGAAACAGCAACCAACGACACGGATCGCAACGATGCTGCTACGACATGGTCACTGGAACTCGGCAATCGCTTGGGTGTCGAAGTAGGCGTGATCGGGTTCGGTGCTCAAGGTTGGGCGCGTGGAGGAAGCGGAGGCGTTCCCGTCCTGCCTTCGTCGTTCAGCCTGGTGAACCAGGGTGTTTCGCGAACCTTCCCGTCGAATTTGGCGGCAATCATCGTGAACATGGGCACCAACGATGGCGGTGCGGCTGACGCGACTGTCACGTCGGCTGTGTCCAATTTCATTTCGAGCGCCCTAGCTGCGACGTCGGCGTCTATCGTGCTGCTTCGACCATTTAATGGAGCCAAAGCTTCGGCAATCCAAGCTGGCGTTACAGCAAGCGGTTCGAGCCGTGTGTACTACGTCGACACGACCGGTGTTTTCGATACCAGCTATGGTGCGGATGGACTTGCCCTCCACCCCAACGGCTCGAACAACCTGTTCCGGATCGCGCCCGCGCTTGCTGAAAAGCTGCGGCAGTACGCGCAACCGCGCCGGTTTACCGTGACCCCGGCTTAATATTGCCGGGCGTCATGGCATCCAAAGCACTCCCGTTCAGTGCTTTCGCATGGTTCTCGGCACGTTTCGCATCGCCCTGTCGGCGGATGACGGACCGGGAACCATGCGCTTCGAATAGCCGAAAAAACAGAACGCAGAATGATCATTGGTCACCTCTAAAAGGATCATATCCAGTGAGTAGGAAAAAAGCTATCGCCTTGGCATATGCGGTGGGCGTTCTGCTCACTGCTTTCGCCGCCTCTTCTGCCTCCGGTCAAACCATCGCCGGCTGCGGCCCCACGGACATCAGCAAAGCGGAAGCCGATAATGCTACCGCCCTGGTCACGAACGCCGATTGCTTCGGCAAGGCCAAGGCAGTGGCAACGACAGCCGAACAGGTCCGCCGCGACCGCATCAAGGCCCTGCCGCCGGTGCAAGGCTGGGTGAATTGTGTAGAGGAGGGTGGCTCGTGCACGGTCCCTGCAAATACGCAGGTACGCTACGGCGCAGCCGGTAAATTCGTCACCCGTGTGCTGTCGGGCAAATTCACCTGTTCGAACGCCACGTTCGGCGGTGATCCTATTGTCGGCACGGTGAAGGCGTGCGCGACGCAGGGGGCGGTGGCGCCGTCACCCAGTAGCGGCAAGACGGATGGGCTGGGCATCAATGTCGCTTCTGTCGACTATTATTCGAACGAGGCGACCTTCGCGAATATCCTGACCGGGTCGAGTTGGGTCGACACGAACGCGGGTTGGCAGACGGTCCCGGCAGACCAGATCGACAATCTGGGAATGCCGCTGTCGGTGCCGGCAACCAAGAGCTATGCCATTGTCATGACCCCGCCGGCCGGCGTGTTCGCAGGCGAAACCGTGACGGTGCGTTGCACTTGGTCCGGCTCGGGCAGCGTAGGGATTGGCGGCAACCGCAAGAACCTCAAGACTGGCGATCATTCGCTGACCTTCGATTGGCCAGCCGGGCCGCCACCCGAAGGCAATACGCGTAGCTGGATCAGCATTTCCAATGTCCCGGCAGGTGACCCACTCAAGGCCTTGGATTGCCGCAACGCCTCACTGGCGCGTGACGCCGTATTTGAGCCGCAACTTCTCGACAGCCTAAAGCCGTTCAAGGCTTTGCGGTTTCTCGATTGGTCGGCGGCTAACCAGAACCCGCCCAAGGTGACCTGGGGCAGCCGGACCCTGCCAGGCAGCGTCGCACAAGCCGATCGCCGCCGTGACGGCGTGGCGCTGGAAAATATGATCGCGCTGGCCAATCAGACGGACACCGACCCATGGCTAACGCTGCCGTGGAACGCGGACGCGAACTATTACACTCGCGCGGCGCAACTGGTGTATGACACCCTCGACAAGGGCCATCGCGTCTATGTGGAGGTTGGCAACGAGAACTGGAACTACGCCTTCCCGCTCTCTCACCAGATCCAGGCCGAAGGTCTGGCAGCTGGCCTAGACACCAACGGTTTCGGCGCGAACCTCAAGCGGTACAGTCAGAAGACCATTGAGGTGATGGCGATTTGGGCAAAGGTGTTCGCCGATCGGCCGCAGGCGCTGGTACGTGTGGCGTCCACGCAGGCCTCAAACTCGTGGGTCGGTGAGCAAGTGCTGGCCTATCCGGGGTTGGTCGCCAATATCGACGCGCTCGCCATTGCACCATATTTCCAGTACGATAAGGCTGAAGCCGCCACGCTACCGCTGGCTGACCGCATGGCCTCCGTGCGCCGTGCTGTCGACAACTCGCTAAACGACATCGCCAAGTACAAGGTACTTGCCGACAAAGCCAAGGTCCGCCTGATCACCTATGAGGCGGGTCAGCACGTCACCGACTTTACGGCTGGCGGCGGGACTCGCGTGCAGGAAGTCAATCGGTCGCCGCTAATGTACGACGCGTACAGGGCATATATCGCAGGATGGCAGAATAAGACCGGCGACCTGATGGTGTTGTACAGCGCAACAGGTCCGGCGGGCGGCGGCGGCGCCTGGGGTATCCGCGAATATGCCGGACAGCCGCTGGCGGAAACGCCTAAGCGAGCCGCCGTTCTGGATGCTGCGGGGAAGTGAGGGGAGGGCCCCCGGAATGCCGGGGGACCTTTTTAGGCCAGGGCGAGAAGGATGGGGATTATGGGGTAGTGCCTGGGGGTTCGGGGAGAGGCTGCCAGTGGGTGGGCGCTCTGTTAAAATACAAATCGGAACCACCATTTGAGCCGCCGTTCGTCCAAAACGACATGCCGTCTGCGCCGCGATAGATGATCACAACCTCGGCGCTGTCGTGCCCTCGATTTTCCTCCGGAACCCATACCAGGATAGGAATGTGTTCAGGAGCCGTCTCAATCGGCTGCCAATCGCTCATTACATCATCCTCCATCTATTTGATCTTCAACGCCCCCTCCAGCGCCTCGATCCGGCGGGCCTGTGCTTCTATGGTGTCGG